CCGGTAACGGGTATCCCTACCGCGACATTTTTATGCGAGGTCCATCATGGGTTTTCCATCACCTGCTGCAGACTACGTTGAGAAAACGCTAACCGTTTCACGCCTTTGTCAGTATGACGCCAACTGTCGCGCCCTGGAGACTACCGCCGGTTATGCCGTCGTTGATGTCTGCCGCCGGCCAAAGCAGGGTGATCATGTCCTTATCGTATATGCCGGGAAAACTGAATTCGCTGTTGTCCGTGGGCAGGCGCTGATCACTGATGATGGTGAGGCGCTGGAAGGGGACGCCCTGGACGATGTTGAAGTGCGGGGTGTCGTTACCTACCTGATAAACCGGGCCGGGTGGGTGAGTGATGATGATATTCCGATCATGTAACATCGCTGGTGGCATGGTATTATTACCTAAAAGGTAATTATTTTCGGGGTGTTTACCATGCCAAAGGATCCGAAGCGCAAATCAACTCAGTACAAACCGTTGACGGTGATGCAGGAAGCCTACGCCCAGGAGTATGTGAAATGCCCTGAAAATCAGACGCAGTCGGCCATCAATGCCGGGTTCTCCCCAAAGTCTGCCCACGTCAAAGCCAGCACGATGATGCGTGATGATCGTATCCAGAAACGAATCGCTGAGCTGATGGAGGAGCGCAACAAGCGCCTGCGCGTAAGCGCCGATTACGTGCTGCTGCGCCTGGTGGAAATCGACCAGATGGACGTGCTGGATATCCTGAACGATGACGGCAGCCTGAAACCGATCCGCGAGTGGCCGAAAATCTGGCGAACCACGCTCAGCGGGTTTGACCTTTCCTCAACCATCATGAACATGGATGAGACATCGATAGAGACCATCCTCAAGAAAATCAAATGGCCCGACAAGGTGAAAAACCTCGAGCTCATCGGTAAGCACGTCGACGTTAACGCGTTCAAAGAGCGCATGGAAGTTAACGTGAACGTCACCATTGCCGACCGCATGGCCGCCGCCCGGCGCCGCCTGAAAGAGCGCCAGGGTGGTGACCAGTGACAGACGCCGCTTTATCCCCGGAAGAGCAGCTGAAAGAACAGCTGATCGACGATATCGCCAGCTTCACCCATGACCCGCTGGGCTATGCGCTGTATGCGTTTCCGTGGGGCGAGGATGGCACAGAACTGGCGCACGCCTCCGGGCCGCGACAGTGGCAGGCTGACGCATTCCGCGAGATAGGCGAGCACCTGCAGAATCCCGCGACTCGTCACCAGCCGCTGATGATTTCCCGCGCATCCGGACACGGCATCGGAAAATCTGCGTTCATCTCGATGCTGATTAACTGGGCCATGTCCACCTGTGAAGATTGCAAGGTGGTGGTGACCGCTAACACCGACAACCAGCTGCGCACGAAGACCTGGCCGGAAATCATCAAATGGTCGAACCTGGCTATCACGAAAGAATGGTTCACCTGCACCGCTACGGCGATGTACAGCAACGATCCAGGCCACGACAAACGCTGGCGCGCCGATGCTATTCCCTGGTCTGAGCACAACACCGAGGCGTTTGCAGGCCTGCACAACGAGCGTAAGCGTATCGTTGTGGTGTTCGACGAGGCATCCAACATCGCGGATCTGGTCTGGGAGGTTGCTGAGGGAGCGCTGACGGACGAAGACACGGAAATTATCTGGGTGGCGTTCGGTAACCCGACGCGCAACACCGGGCGTTTCCGTGAATGCTTCCGCAAATACAAGCACCGCTGGAAGTGCGCCCAAATCGACAGCCGCACCGTCGAAGGCACCAACAAGCAGCAGCTGCAGAAATGGGTGGACGACTACGGCGAGGACAGCGACTTTGTGAAGGTCCGCGTGCGCGGGATCTTCCCGGATGCTTCAGAGCTGCAGTTTATCCCTACCGGGCTGACTGATGAGGCGATGAAGCGTGTAGTGACCGCTGCGCAGGTGGCGCACGCCCCGCGGATAATCGGCGTCGACCCGGCTTATTCAGGCGTGGATGATGCAGTGATCTATCTCCGCCAGGGGCTGCATAGCAAAGTGCTGTGGACCGGCAACAAGACCACTGACGATCTGATTATGGCGAAGCGTATCGCTGACTTTGAGGACCAGTACCAGGCTGACGCGGTGTTTATCGACTTCGGTTACGGCACCGGGCTGAAGTCCATCGGCGATGGCTGGGGCCGGACCTGGCAGCTTGTGCCGTTCGGCGGCGCATCGGCAGATCCTCAGATGCTGAATAAGCGCGGAGAGATGTTCAACGCCTGTAAGACGTGGCTCAAGCTCGGCGGCGCGCTTGACGACCAGGAGACGGCAGACGACCTGTCCGCGGCAGAGTACAAGGTGAGGGTGGACGGCAAGATCGTCATGGAACCCAAGGAAGATATCAAAGAGCGTTTGGGCCGGTCGCCGGGCAAGGGCGATGCGCTGCTTCTGACATTCGCATACCCGGTGACAAAGCGTTCGGATTTCCCTGCTGCCGGCGGCAAGCAGCCCAACGTGATCAGCGAGTACGACCCGTGGGCGTAAAAAAGCCCGCGCATCGGCGGGCTATTGTGACATGTCACGGTGTTATTTTTCGCTCAGTCTCTGCTTCAGCAGGTAACCTTCCAGCATCCAGATTTTATTTACCGCATTTTCACGGGCAATCTTGCGCCCGATTTCAGGGTCGAAGTTTTCAGGGCTGGCGCAGGCGCTTTCACCAGTGACCGTAAAGCCGTTTTGAAGCACCAGGACACAGAAGGTGATCAAATCTAAAGACCGTACGGATTTATCGCTAGGTGCGCTGCCAACATAAACGTCATCGTTGTTTTTGTAGGCACCCAGCACACCATCAGAGCCAGTGAAGTAGTGTTCGCTGGCAATAATGCTTTCTATATGGTCTGGCGTAACGCGAGGCGCGGTTAAGCCTTTGGCCTGAATTTCCTGCTCGATATCTTTGTCGCTCATAATTCTCACCTTAAAAAAATGCCCGGCGAACCGGGCGAAACAGGGATGATGGAAAGTGCCGTCCTTGGCTGGGTGTCACAGGGTTTACAGCATGAAGTCATCGCAATGGCGTCCTGCTGTAAAAAGGGCGGTGGTCAGAAAGGGAATAACTGCCACCGCCAAACTTGCCTGGAACTACGGGTATCACGGTCCTGAGGCGTGATTCTGGTGTGGTGGCCGGTGCTGATCTCCGGCTTTCTCTGGCATTGCACATACCCAAGACTATTCTCCAGAGATAGCGCTGTCCTCATTAAGGGGTGCCGTCTCTAACGTATCAGCCTACGTATTCACCACAACGGAAAGAGCACTGAACGCTGCATTGTGGCTCTATCTCAGCTGCGCCGACTGCAGTCCCGATATGACCAACCCCTGAGAGGGTATCTGCCAATTACTTTTAGGCTCGGTCAATGCTCTTACCTGTTGTGCCCTCGTCTCTTCCGAGGTGTCACACCGTAACGCCGCGATGGTGAGTCGATGTCGTGCATGCAGGGCATGGCTTGCACATTCCGGCTACCCGCTGGGCCATGTACCAAGGAGCCCCCGGACCGCTATCGACGCATGTGCCATACGCCGGATGCTTTCACACCTGGAAGCGCACTCCGCCATCTGAGTAACGACAAAGCCACCAATGGAAGGGAATGGGGTGCGCTTTCATGTTGTGTTTACCAAAAAGGTAATAATTTATCGTCAAAAGGTCAATACACTACGACAAATAAATCATATGTGGTTAAATTGGTAATAATTTAAACGCGTATGGAGCGCAGCAAAATGTGCATCAGCAAGCCGAAAGTGAGTTCTCCGCAGGTTCAGGCGGCGCCGCAGGTTTCCGATTCTGCTGTACAGAACGCCGCCGATAGCGATCGTCGTCGCCGTGCCGCAGCGGGCGGGCAGAAATCAACAATCCTGACGTCGAGCCAGGGTGTAACGCAGCCTTCTGGCGGTACTCAGGGTAAGACCCTGCTCGGGGCGTAATCCATGGCCGAACTCTCTCCGAAACAGCATTACCTCAAACACCTGGGGCAGCTCAAAAATGAGCGCACCAGCTTTGAGGAGCACTGGCGCGAACTGGCGGAATTTATTGATCCGCGCAGCACGCGCTTTCTTACGACGGAGAGAAACAACGGCAGCAAGCGTAATACCCGCATCGTTGACCCTACCGCCTCTAAAGCTGCCCGCACTCTGCAATCAGGCATGCTGTCAGGTATCACCAGCCCAACCCGCCCATGGTTTAAGCTGGCAACGCCGGATCCGGAGATGATGCAATATGGACCGGTAAAACGCTGGCTTGATGTGGTCATGACCAGGATGAACGACGTCATGAACCGCTCTAACGTCTACCAGTCCCTGCCGATTATCTACCGGCACCTTGGTGTTTTTGGTACCGCGGCTATGGCGGTTCTCGAAGACGACGAAGATGTGATTCGTACTCATCCTCTGCCGATCGGAAGTTACTACCTGTCAAACTCGCATCGTTTGTCAGTCGATACCACGTATCGCGTTTTCTCCATGACTGCCCGCCAGATTGTTATGCAGTTTGGCCTGGACAACGTCAGTAACGCCGTGCGCGGCGCCTGGGATAACGCTAACTATGAAGCATGGTTCGATGTGGTCCATCTGACAGAGCCCAATATCGATCGTGTGAATGGCAAGCTGAACTCCCGCAACAAGGCATTCAAATCGGTGTATTTCGAGTTGTCCGGAGACGGTGACAAGCTCCTTCGTGAGGCTGGTTTTGATGAGCCACCGATCCTTTCACCGCGCTGGGAGATTAACGGGGAAGACGTTTACGGGAGTAACTGCCCGGGAATGATGGCTCTCGGTACTGGTAAGGCTCTGCAGCTGGAGCAAATTCGCAAAGCTAACGCGATCGATAAGCTTGTTAACCCGCCAATGGTGGCCCCGACAGGTCTTAAAAATAAGCTGATCAACCTTGCCCCTGGCGGCGTTACTTATGTTGATGAGGTTGATGCTACCAAGCTAGTGCGTCCGGCTTACGCCGTCAGCCCGCAGCTTAATGACATGCTCGGCAGCATTGCTGATGACCGCCAAATGATTGAAGCCTGCTTCTTCTCTGACCTGTTTAACCTGTTCAGCACCATCAACACCAGGAGCATGCCAGTGGAAGCTGTGGCCGCAATGCAGGATGAGAAACTCCTGCAGCTTGGCCCAGTCCTTGAGCGACTTAATGATGAATTCCTTGATCCTTTCGTTGATCGCACATTCAACATCATGGCGCGCCGCAACCTCTTTCCTGAGCCTCCGGAAGAACTGCAGGGCACTCCTCTGAAAGTTGAATATGTCTCCATTTTGGCACAGGCCCAAAAATCCATAGGGATCAGCAGCGTTGAGCGCTTTGTTGGCTTTGTTGGGAATCTTGCAAAAGCCAATCCTGCGGCGCTCGACAAACTCAATATCGACCAGACGATTGACGAGTACGGAAATATGCTCGGCGTACCGGCCACGATCGTTAACTCCGATGATGAGGTGCAAGCCACGCGCGAACAGCGAGCTCAAATGGAGCAACAGCAGCAGATGATGGCTATGGCCCAGCAAGCTGGCGCAACAGCTAAGACCCTGAGCGATACCAACACCGCTGACCCTAGCTTGTTAAAAACCCTCTCTGATGCTGCTCAGCAGCCGGCGGTGACGCAATGACTGATTACCTGAGCGAAGAAGAGCGTGAAGAACTGGCAGCAGATGAGCTCAAAAGGCAGCAATTACGTCGCGAGAACGAACTTAATGACCTGCGCCTCATCTGCGAGACAGAACACGGCCGCCGTTTCATCTGGCGCCTGATTGAGCAGGCTGGAGTGTGGCGTACGACTTATACCGGTGAGGCGCTCTCGGCAGCCTTCGCCGAAGGAAAACGTAACACGGGACTGAAAGTCTTTTCCGACGTGATGGAAGCGTGTCCCGATCAGTATCTGGCAATGGCCAAAGAGGCCAGCGAGGAATAGCGATGAATTTATTTGAGCGTCTGATGTATCGGCGTTTGTGCAATGAGCAGCCTGCAGATGGTGGGGCAGCTCCAGCAGCATCCGAACCATCCCCGGCTCCTGCGGCTGAGCAATCTGAAGCAGCGCAACAACCAGCAGCAGATCCAGAACCTTCGCCAGCTGATGGTGATAAACCTGATCCGACTGGCGATAAGCCAACTCCTGCTGCTGAGCCACCGGTTCCAGAAAAATATGAACTAACGGCACCGGAAGGCACTGAGCTGGACTCAAAAGCTGTTGAGCTGTTTGAGCCCGTGGCGCGCGAGCTTGGTCTTTCTAATGACCAGGCGCAGAAGCTGGCTGGACTGTGGCCACAACTGCAGGAGCAAATCCAGAACCGCCAGGCTGAGTCGTGGGGGCAGCAGGTTGAACAGTGGGCTACTGACACGAAGTCTGACAAAGAAATCGGTGGCGACAAATTAACGGTATCCGTCGGACACGCGCAGAAGGCGCTGGATACCTTCGCATCGAAAGAGTTCCGCGAATTCCTTGACTCGACTGGCCTGGGTAACCACCCGGAAATGGTTCGGGCGTTCGCAAAGGTAGGCAAGTTGATGAGTGAAGACAGTTTCGTCACTGGCCAGGGTAACGGATCGCCGAAAAACGATCTGGTCGAAGCGTTTTATCCAAGCAAAAAATAGTGAGGTGTAATCATGGCTTTAATTGGTCAGACGCTGCCTTCTCTTCTTGACGTGTACAGCCGTACCGACAAGAACGGGCGGATCGCTAAAATCGTCGAGCAACTGGCGAAAAGCAACGATGTCATTACCGATGCGATTTACGTGCCGTGTAATGACGGTTCCAAGCACAAAACCACCATTCGTGCCGGTATTCCCGAGCCGGTGTGGCGCCGTTACAACCAGGGTGTGCAGCCTACCAAAACCCAGACCGTTCCGGTGACTGACACTACCGGTATGCTGTACGACCTTGGCTTTGTGGACAAAGACCTGGCCGATCGCTCCGGTAATGCGGACTCGTTCCGCGTGTCCGAGAACATGGGCAAGCTGCAGGGCTTTAACAACAAGGTTTCCCGCTACACCTTCTACGGCAATACCGATGCTGAGCCGGAAGCGTTCATGGGCCTGGCTCCGCGCTTCAATACCCTGAGCACCTCCAAAGCGGCCAGCGCGGAGAACGTATTCAGCGCTGGCGGTGCAGGCTCCACCAATACCTCCATCTGGTTCATGTCATGGGGAGAGAACACCGCGCACATGATCTATCCGGAAGGTATGGTCGCCGGGTTCCAGCATGAGGATCTCGGCAATGACCTGGTCAGCGATGGTAACGGCGGCCAGTTCCGCGCGTACCGCGATGAGTTCAAATGGCATCTCGGCCTGTCAGTCCGTGACTGGCGTTCGATCTCGCGTATCTGCAACATCGATGTCACCACGCTGACTAAAGACGCCGCCAGCGGCGCCGACCTCATCAGCATGATGGTCGATGCGTACTACGCGCGTGATGTAGCAATGCTGGGCGATGGCAAAGAGGTCATCTACTGCAACAAAACCATCCATGCCTGGCTGCACAAGCAGGCTATGAATGCGAAAAACGTTAACCTGACGATCGACGAATATGCCGGTAAGAAAATCGTTTCTTTCCTGGGTATTCCGATCCGTCGCGCTGACGCCATCCTGAATACTGAATCAGCCGTAACGGCGTAAGGGGGGAACATGCTGCTCGACCAGCAAGCGCTTTTTTCCGCAGCTCAGGCCATTACGGCCACGGCTGCTTCGACCAACGTCATTGATACCGGCAGCAATAAAGATGTCGGTAAATATGGCGATATCCCGCTGCTTATCCAGGTGGTTGAAGGTTTCAACAACCTGACCAGCCTGACTGTGACGGTGCAAACCGATGACAACTCTGCATTCAGTTCCGCTGCGGACGTGCTGTCCATGACGATCCCTCTGGCGTCTCTGGTGCTGGGCTATAAGTCGCCGGTTATCACGTTGCCGATGAAGATGGAACGTTACATCCGTCTGAACTATACGGTGACTGGTACTGCGCCGACCACCGGTAAAGTCACTGCCGGTATCACCGGAGGCGTGCAAACCAATGCCTGAGTACAAAGTCGCTAAGCGGTCATTCATCAATGGCCGCCTGCATGAGCCGGGCGACATCGTTACCTACGACGGTGAGCCGGGAAGTAATCTGGTTTCCGTTGATGCCAGCCTGAGCGAAAAGGTTGTCCCGGTCAGTGCAGAAGAGTTAACCGAGCTAGACGATTTGCGCAAACAGTATGAAGAAATGTTCGGCGAAGCGCCGCATTTCAATACCAAAGCGGAAACTCTGAAGGCGAAGATCGCCGAAAGGCGGAAAGAACTCGGGGTGTAAGCCCTCATAACCAAAGGGGCGAAAGCCCCTTTTTAGTTGGTGGATGATATGGCATCAGTGATCAATATCTGCAATATCGCGCTGGCACGTATAGGCAACAGCCGGACGATTAACAGCCTCACCGAAAAGACCAAAGAGGCATATACCTGCAACCTGTTTTACGAGTCCATTCGCGACGCAGTTCTGGCAGACAACGACTGGAACTTTGCCATGTCGCGCGTTGTCCTGGCTGACCTTAGCGACCCTGCGCCGGGATGGTTGTTCCGGTATCAGTACCCGACAGACTGCGCGCGTATAGCTGCCATATTACCGAAGTGGTTCACTGGGTCTCATATCGTTCTGCAGGATAAGCCTGTTTTTGAAGTTGGCAGCAATGAAGATGGCACTGGCCGCGTCATTCATACCAATGAGTCTCAGGCGGTACTGCTATACGTGAAAAGAATTACTGACCCGACGATGTTTGATGCCCTGTTCGCTGATGCGCTTTCGTGGCGTATGGCGGCAGAAATAGCCATGCCTATCACGGCAAATGCCAGTCTCGGCCAGCAGGCAATGGCCAATTATCAGCAGGTGCTTACGGCGGCCATGCAACGCTCTCTTGATGAGGCGCATGAACCGCAGCAGGCGATGTCAGACCTTGCCAGTGCGAGGATCTGCTGATGGCCTATTCGCTGGTGCAGCCGTCGCTTGCCGGCGGCGAGATATCACCTTCACTGTATGGTCGAATCGATCTTGAAAAATACCAGACGTCATTGCGCCGCTGCCGCAATTTCATCGTCCGGCAGTCAGGCGGCATTGAAAATCGTCCCGGTTTCCGGTTCCTGGGTAGCGCGAAATATGCAGACCGTTACAGCCGGCTAATACCGTTCCAGTTCAGCGTATCGCAAACCTATGCGCTCGAGCTCGGTGATCACTATTTTCGCGTCTGGTCTAACGGCGCGCTGGTTACGGACGGCGGCAGCCCTGTTGAAGTGGCTACCCCATGGCCGGTGAGCGTCATCTCTGAGCTGAAATTTACGCAGTCTGCCGATGTGATGACAGTGTGCCACAACGATTATCCGCCGCTTGAGATCCGCCGTTACGGAGAGGCTGACTGGCGCACCGCCGCAGTGACAACAACCAGCGGGCCATTCCAGGACCTGAACACCGACGACTCGGTAACTGTGTACGCCTCAGGACGAACTGGATCCGTAACGTTGACTGCCAGCAGCCCGATTTTCAAAAGCCAGCACGTGGGAAAACTGTTCTACATGGAACAGAAGGCGGTAGATAGTGTTGGTCGGTGGGAAACCGATAAAGACATCGGGGTCGGTGACGAGTGCCGATATCAGGAGAACTTTTATCGCTGTGTTGACGGCGGTTCTAATGGCACTACCGGCACTGTTGCTCCGACCCATACAACGGGAGACTCCTGGGATGGCTGGGGTCTTGGTGGCCGTAACGGTGTGCTGTGGCGCTATCTGCATAGTGGTTTTGGCGTGTGCCGTATTACTGCCATCGCCGGAGATGGACTAACTGCAACGGCCGACGTTGTGCCACGTCAGGATGGTGAGATCGAGCTGCCGGCGCAAGTGGTGGGTAGCACCTTCGCCACTTACAAATGGGCGCATTACGCCTGGAACGATACTGACGGCTACCCGGGTACAGTTACCTATTACCAGCAGCGGCTGATTTTCGGCGGCAGCCGGGCATTTCCTCAAACTATATGGTGTAGCCGTACCGGTGATTATCACAACTTCTATCGCAGCAACCCGAAGGTTGACGACGATGCGATCACCTATAACTACGCCGGTCGCCAGCTGAACAAAATCCTGCACCTTCTCGATGTCGGTCAGCTTATCGTGCTGACCAGCGGAGGGGAGTTCAAGGTGACAGGCGACAGCAACGGTAACCTGACGGGAACCGGTGGCTTTGCGATGTCCGGTCAGTCGTTCAACGGTAGCAGCGATCTGGCGCCAATCAACGTTGGCAGCGTTGCACTATACGTTCAGCAGAAGGGATCCATCATCCGAGATCTGTTTTACTCATTCGACCAGGACAGCTATCAATCCAGTGATCTTACCCTCCTGGCCAGTCACCTGTTTAACGGTTACAGCATCAGGGACTGGGCCTTGTCTGTACAGCCGTTCAGCGTTGCATGGTGTGCGAGGAGTGACGGCATGCTTCTTGGGCTGACTTATCTCCGTGAGCAGCAGGTATATGCCTGGCATCCGCACCCGATGACTAATGGCTATGTCGAATCGATCTGCAGTATTAGCGAAGGGCAGGAAGATGCGGTCTATGCGCTTATTCGCCGTACGGTGAATGGATCGACAGTTCGTTATATTGAGCGACTGAACACCAGGCAGTTTACAGAACAGCAGGATGCATTTTTCGTGGATTCTGGCCTGTCTTACAGCGGAGAAAACACCGACTATTCACGCACAATGACGATCAGTTCCGCCGGGGGCTGGACCTACCAGGATGAATTCACGCTAACGTGCAGCTCTGCAATCTTCGACTCATCGAGCACTGATTACGAGATCCATATTCCCTACACCGAAGGCGGTGTCAGCAAGTCTATGCGTTTGGGCATTGCTGGTGTTAGCTCATCAACAGTGGCTACCGTATTAGCAAATCGTGATGTGCCTGCAGCGCTGCGCAACATTGCGCAATCAACCTGGTCGATAGCACGTCGGACATTTGCGGGATTGTCTCACCTCGAGGGGCAGACGGTTAGTATTCTTGCCGACGGTAACGTTGAACCTCAGCAGGTTGTATCAGGCGGCGAAGTGACGATCGAAAACCACTCGTCAGTGGTGCATATCGGTTTGCCGGTAGCCGCGGTTATCGAAACGCTGGACGTGAACGTTGCAGGGCAGTCTACGCTGCTGGATAAGACCAAACTTATCAATCAGCTTTGCATAATGCTCAACAGTGGGCGATCGGTTTGGGCCGGAACAGATGATACTCACTTACTGGAGTACACCCAGCGTGAGTGGGAATTCTACGACGACCCGGTAGGGCTAAAGACGGGCATCATCGATATGAACCTCAATGCAAACTGGGAGCGTAACGGGCGGGTTGTAATCAGCCATTCCGATCCGCTGCCGCTTGGCATTCTGGCCATTATACCGCGCGTAACGGTAGGGGGCTGATATGCGAAAAGTTGAGATAGTCAGCGTTACTGACGAGCATATCAGCGCAATTCTCCCGCATGTCCGCCAGGCAGACCACGATGAGTTTATGGCTGCCGCCGGGATGACTCCTGAGGAAGTCATCAATCGAGCCATGAAAAGCGCTTCGGTAGCCGCTGCAGGGATGATTAACGGCCAGGTGGTAACCATCTTCGGTATATCTCCGGCATCGATCATCACCGGACGAGGTATTCCGTGGCTGGTTAGCACCGACCATATTGAGCATCAGCCGCTGACATTCCTCCGCCATTGCCGACCGGTTCTTCGTGACATGTCACGCGGATATCGCGTTCTTGAAAATTACGTAGATGCGCGTAACCACGCAGCAAAATCCTGGCTTCACTGGATGGGGTTCACCCTGGCAGATCCTGAGCCATACGGATTGATGAGAATGCCTTTCCACCATTTCATTAAGGAAATAGCCCATGTGTGAACCAGCTACCGCAGCACTAGCCGTAACCGCAGTTGCTGGCGGTCTCAGCGCTTACAGCCAGATCCAGACAGGCCGCGCTAACGCCGCGCTGGCGAACGCTAACGCCGACGCTCAGGAGCAGGCCTCCCGCGACACTATCAATACAGCTAATGACCAGGCATACCAGCAGCGGCAGCAGGCCCGGAGAGTTGCCGGACAGCAGACCAATGCACTGGCTGCTAACGGCGCCGACCTGACGAGCGGTAACGCATTGGACATGACAACTGAAACCATGCAGCAGGGCACGCTCGACGCGCTGACCACCATCAACAACGGCCAGCGACAGGCCGCCGGGTTGCAGTTCCAGGCCGATACCAGCCGCGCTCAAGGGAAAATTGATAAGCAGTCCGGAATGCTTGGCGCAGGTTCAACACTGCTCAACTCCACGCTGACCGGTCTTAATGCATACAAGACGCTGGGCGGTACCTGGAAGCCGCTTTCCGCTAAGTAAAAGGAGCTGACTATGCCTACCGTTCCGCAATATCAACGCCAGAGCCAGACGCAAACCGCGCCGGTAATGACGAGTAATCTTCGTGTCCCGGAAAATCCGCTGGTGCAGGGCATCCAGCAGGCTGCTGATACGTCGATCAATATGATGGCTGATGCAAAGCGCAAGGCTGATGTAGCGCTTAGCCAGGATGCCCTGCTGCAGTTTAATCAGTTCGTTGATGACCAGTTCAACAATCCTGACAATGGTCTGATAACGAAGCAGGGAAAGGCTGCGCTCGGGCAAAGCGATGTCGTCATGCAGAACATGCAGCAGAAAGCTCAGGACTTGCTGGGTACCGTGCCGGATGGCGAGGCCCGTCAGCAGTTATCTTTTCAATTGCAGCAGTCGATGCAGTCATTTCATAACCAGGCCCGCCGGTATGAGGTTGGCCAGTTCCAGCAATTTCAGGATCAGCAGTTCTCCGCTATTAAGCAAAATGTGGTAACCCAGTCGCAGGGGCTCTATGGTGATGATGCAGCGTTTGTTAATACGGTAAAAATGGGGTTTGATGCGATTGAGCAGTACGCCGCTGCCCATGGATGGAGCCAGGAACAGGTTGTAGCGGAAAAAGAAAAGCTGAAAGAGCAGGCGGCAGATGGAGCTCTGAGTACTGCCGCATCTCAACAGTATATTCAGTTCATGCAGCAGAATGGTGAGCCTGGAGACAATGAGGGCGCGCCACGTGTTACTGCGCATGGTAATTCGTCAGCCGCCAGAGGGCTGCGAAATAATAATCCGGGGAATATCGAAGCCGGTTCCAATTCGTGGGATGGCCAGGCGGGTAGTGATGGGCGTTTTGCGAAATTCGTGACCCCTGAGCATGGTATTCGTGCGCTGGGTAAAAACCTGCTTTCGTACCAGCGGCAGGGTTACGACACAGTTAGCGAGATCGTTAATCGTTGGGCGCCGGCCAGCGACGGCAATAACACAGAAGCGTACATTGCCGCATTATGCAAAAAGCTGAATGTCACGCCAAATGACCAGCTTAATATGAGCGACATTAATACTCTGCGTCAGCTCTGCGCTGGCATCATCCAGCACGAGAACGGGAAACAGCCATATAGCGAGGATCAACTGAACACTGGCGTTTCAGCCGCGCTTGGTCTTACTACTCTGGAATCGCCTAAGCGATATTCAGGGAATCAAGCTTTCGACGCCGCAAGCCCGCAGCAGCAGGCGGCATACTTACGCCAGTCTATGGAGTTGCGGAACCAGGCTCGTACGCAGTTCAAGGCCCAACTTGTTGATCAGGTGCAGGATGCCACCGCCGCTTATCTGAAGGGGATCCAGTTCGATAATCCGCCTTCACAGGGCGACTTCATTAACGCTTTCGGTTACCGGGAAGGGACACAGCGTTTTAACGATTTCGAAAATCTGCGCGTTGCCGGGCAGTATATCGGATCTTTCCGCACAATGCCGACGGCATCTATTCAGCAATATGTCAGTGATCTAAAGAATCAAGTTGGTAATGGAGAAGGGCTGGCAGGGCGCGCAGCAGCATTCGACCATGTTCAGGCTGCTGCTCAGAGGATAATTAGCCAGCGTCAGTCTGACCCGTTTCAATCTGCTGTCGATATTGGAGCCTATAAGCCAATCAGCAACAGCACTCCTGATGCCATTGCGTCAGAGGTGAAAAATCGCTATGCGGCGCAGGACCAGCTTAAGGCTATAGGTATCACTCCACCGCTGCTGTCCAAACAGGAATCGCAGGTTTTGACTGATGCAGTCCGCAATTCTACGGATGTAAACCAGGCGATCAGTCTGTTGCAAGGATTAGGGAGAACCTTGCCGCCGCAGGCATTGCGCAGTGTTGCATCATCGATCGCGCCAGGCAGTCCAGGAACCGCATACGCAGCGCTGCTGCTGGGCCAGCAGGATAACCAGTACGACAACCGCAGCGGCATCATCCCTTACAGCCAGTTCGTATCCTACAAGCCTACGCTGGATAAATACGATGTCGCTAAAACGGTGCTGGCTGGCGATCAGATGCTGAATCCCACCAAAGCGATGAAGGATGCGGGGATCAGCGCGGTCAGCATTCCTTCTGATGAAAAACTAAAAACCTACTTCGACAAAGAAGTCGGTAACGCCTTTGCCTACAGCGCGCAGGCGCGGCAGGTGGCGTGGGGTAATTTCCGGTCAGCATACGCGGCACTTGCCTATCAGTCTGGCGATGCATCTAAAACTAATACGGTCTCTCCCGACAGTGATATTGCAGAGAAAGCCGCGCAATATGCTACTGGTGGCGTGTACAAAGGCCTGAACGGCAGTGACGTAGTCATGCCTTTCGGTATGGATAAGACCACCTTCCGGGACCGGTACACGGCCGCAGGGCGAGAGGCTATGACTCAGGCGGGATTAAACCCTTCATCGTTGGAAAACTTTAAGGCGGTCAATGTCGGCAATAACCAGTACCGCCTCGTAAACGGTAGCGGTCGTTGGGCGACAGATCCGCGGACTAACCAGCCGGTAACTGTGAGGGTTGAATAATATGTCAGACCTTTTTTCTCTGGTCCCGGAGGGCCAGGCATGGCTGGATGATCAGGCACATGAAAAACCTTCACGGCCTGAAGACTTCGAACCTTCGGCATTTCAGGGTGGAGCGTCGGCATTTTTCCGCGGCGCCGGAGAGGGGACTTTGGGCCTGGCTCAGTCTGCCGTTGGATTCAGCAAGCGACTGATCAGTGACCCGGCATTTACCGACAATGTTGCACCTACCATCAACATGTTTCGCGTCATGTTCCCGGATGCCGACAAAGCGCTGAATGAGTCATATGACGATTTAGGTAAGCAACTGAGCAGCGCCAGGGAATACATCAAGCCCGAGGCCGGAAGTCAGGGCGTGGCCGCCCAGGTCATTCACGGGTTGGGCCAGTTTGCACCTGCGATCGGTGCTTCAGTTATTGGCGGACCGGTGGTCGGCGCGGCGGCGGCGGCAGGCAGTACCTACGAGCAGGCCTACCAGGATGCTTTGGCAAAGGGCGTTGACGAACAGACCGCACGCACCGTGGCAGCTGAACAAAGCGGATTCAATGCGGTAGGCATGGGATTGCCAGCGGCAGTAGGCGGAAGACTGGCGACAAGACTTCTCTCTGGTGTAGGCATCAACGCGGCATTCGGGGGCCTGAACCGCTTTGCAGTTGGCGAGACGCTGGAAGATAACGGCTACGCGGATATGGCAAAACAGTATCGGGTATTCGACGGCCAGGCCATTCTGATTGATTCTGTGCTAGGCGCTGCGTTCGGCGGCGCTCATCACTTCGCTGCGCGCGGTAACTCCGTTGACGCCCGGGCAGATTCTACTCCGGCGGTAGATGACGGCACGACGGCGCAGGAACCCGCGGCAACGGCTGAAATTCAGCCTCAGGAACAGCCACCTGTTTCACCGGCTCAGGAATCTGGTGTGGTTCCTGATACTGACGCCAGTGCCCCGGGTGCGACGTATGATTCACGGCTGGCAGAACTGCAGCAACTGGCCGGGCAGGTTTTATCACGCGGTGACCGTAAAGTTCTCACCGACGAGATACACCGGGCAGAGTATGAAATTGCACGGATAGGAGAACAGCGCCAGGCACTGCGTGACCAACGCGTGGGAAACAGCAGCAGCCGTCGCATTCGCAATCGGGAACTGGCAGCGCTCGAGCAGAGGGTGCAGGAAATTCAGAGCAGGATTGAACCCAGCAGGCAGGCCCTTGCAGATAGCACTCCTGGCGGACGGTTCTACGATGCGCGCTCTGATCTTTCCAGGTTGGAGCAGGGAATTATCCCGGAGAGTATGCGCGGACTGATCCCTGAATCATCAGCTAAACCCAGTGATATCGATGCGGCTCATACCCTGAATGAAGGGCTGCATTATGATATTGAGTCCGCGCCGGTTCTGCACGGCAGCGAAGCCAGTATTAACAGTCACGTTGCGGCGATGGATGAGGCCGCAAGGCAGTTGATGGCAGGGCAGCCGGTGAACGTCGGCATGCAGGCGCGCGGGCTTGATGGTGTTGTGCGTCCTGACTTGCTGGCCAATGCATCGGAGCAGCGCGCGGCGATGGAACAGGTATACCGTGAAAACGGGATCCCGCTAGCCCAGCGTGAAGCCGTCAGTGAATCGCCGGCGAGAATGACCGACAATAGCGCTTTCGCCGGAAAAGAAGACACTTCACAGGTCAGCGTGGATCCCGATACGGGAGAAACCATTTCCTCAGGTAGTTACGACCTGATGGCTGCGCGCGATCTTGCCGGCGTTGAGCCGGATATCACCGTCGCTCATCCTGACACCGGGCAGCCGGTGAAGCTTTCAGAACTGCTCGCCGATCTGGATAACCAGATCGCGACCGTTAAAAACGAATCCCGCGCCTACTCTGTGGCCGCTTCCTGCTTCCTGAGGAATCCGTGATGAAACAAGCCTGTATTGATGCCGTAGCCAACACGCTGGGGCGCCAGCCGAAAGCGGACGAAATTAAAAATATTGAAGACCGCATTAAAGACGCCGTGCGCGTCATCGCGCGCCGCAACGCAAGGGAAGGGAAGACCGGCATCCCTGATGCGGAAACTTACCGCCAGGCGGCAGAGCTTGCCGCTGCGCAGGCTGTGCATGCGGTATTCAAAAAACGTCAGCGCGTGGCGCAGAATGCCATCGCTATCGCCAAAGTTCGCGACACGCTGAATAAAGCCATACCCGAGAATGAGCAAACTCCGATCGCTCTACAGCAGTTTATTTTTTCCGGGCGCCGCGGGCGAGACAAGCAGCCGGATATTAACGTGGTCTCTGCAGAGGAGATGGCGACAGGGGCATACCAGGACTGGACGCGCCAGCTATCAGCCGAACTTACGGCAGCTGGCGATGATGTTCAGAAATTCTTCTATCAGAGTCAGGCGTTAGGTGAGCAGCGCCTGCGCAACCTTTTGCCGTTTGACCGTGAAGCGTCCAGATCTGGCCAGTTGCAGATCCTGAAGGAAATTTACGGCGAAGACACCGGGAACCCGGCAGCAAAGAAAATTGCGAAAGTATGGGGGGATGTCACCAGTCGGGCCCGGCAGGAGATGAACGATTCCGGGTTTGATATAGGTCTGCGTGATGACTGGCACCTGCCATACGTTGATGATGCCGAGCTTATCCGCGCCGCCGGCCGCGATGAGTGGCTTTCCTCTCTTCCGCTGAATGAGCGCGCTGCTGCAATAGCTGCTGGCCGCCAGCCGCCGCAGGATTTCGCGCGGCAGGCCTGGGTTGATGACGTATGGAACACTCAGGACCGATCGCAGTATGTGAATCTTGACGGCAGCCCGATGAACGATATCGAGTACCGCCAGGCGCTGGAAGCCATCTACGAAACCAAAGTGACGGAAGGGGCCAACAAGATTGACCCTGGCGCCTTTATGGGAAGCGGTGGCATAAAGAACCGCGGATCACAGAGCAGGGTGATGGCGTTCAAAGATGCGAAGTCGCATTTTTCATACATGGAACGCTACACCCAACAGCCGGTTGTCGGAGTGATGATGTCGCACCTGCAGTCCTCATCGCGGGACCTCGGCGTTGTTAAGGCGTTTGGGCCTGATGCAGCCAGTAACTTCAAACTTCTTATGGACCAGATTTATCAGAGAGCGACGTCAACCACTGGTGGCGGCCATGATATTGGGACGATGAATGATCAGCGTCAACTGGTAGAGAGGATGTTTAACTCTATGGCTGGTCTGAACGGCGTTGCATCGTCAAGTGTGTTTTCCTCTGCTGTCGGTGGCCTGCGCAACCTGATGACTTCGGCAATGCTAGGTACCAGCGTGTTCACCGCCGCCAGCGATCAGGCCATCATGCGCGCCAATGCTCAGGCGCTGGGCTTTGACCGCAACGGCATGCGTCTGTCTGCCAACACGTTGCGGAACCTCTTCAATGGCGATGCTAAGCGTGCAAATGCGGAGCTTGGCCTGCTGGTTGATGCGCATGCTGCTGTGGTGTCGAAGATGGGGGGCTTTGACCTTTCCCGTGGTATTACGGGCTGGTTCGCAGAGAAAACACTAAAATGGTCCGGTCTTATCGCAATGGACCGGGCCAACAAAGCAGCGTTTGGCCTGTTGATGTTTAAGAACATCGGCGAGCTATCCCGAAAATATAAATCCCTTGATGCGTTAACCGGAAGCGATCGCACGGTGCTGGCAAACAAAGGTTGGACGCCAGAGGACTGGGCTATTATGAGTGCTGCAGAGTTGCGCCCGCTGACGCCTGACGGGCATAAGGGGATGACGCCAGACGCGATCTATGACGTGCCCGATGAGACTGTCCGTAATATCCTGGCGGACAGGATAGAGAAGGTGCGGGTTGGCAGTGATCAGGCGCTGGCGGCGCTTGGCGATATGACCGACGCGAAGCGCAAGACACTGAAACAGGCCTTTGATGCAGAGGTTGAGCAGACCATTAGCCGCATGGTGCGAAATGCACGTGCAGAGGCCGCACAGCATCTCTTGGGTATTACACACGGTGAGATGACCAGCGCCGTTACAACGGCAACTGGACTGGATGCTTTTGCCCGTGATACTTCCGGCGATCTCCTGAAAAGCTTTATGCTCTTCAAAACTACGCCAATGGCTGGCATGCGGCAGTTTGTCACCAGGTTACAGGATCTTGAAACCATGCCTGCAGTAAAATTCTTTGCTGCATACGTTGCCGGTACCACTCTGGCAGGGATGTTCGCTAACCAGATGAATGCGCTGCTATCAGGAAATGACCCATTGGATATGACTAAACCTCAGACATGGCTGCAGGCCCTTCTCAAAGGTGGGTCGTTCGGCATTTACGGGGACTTCCTTTTTCAGGACCACACGCAGTATGGCTCCAGTATTGCTGGCATTCTCGGTGGCCCAGTACTTGGTTTTGCAGAGCAACTCTCGAAAACGGTGCTGACGAACTCGCAGAAGGCGATGGCCGGAGAAGAGACCACCTTCACGGCTGATGCATTAAAAACTGCCAGGATGATTACCCCTTTCGCTAACCTGTGGTATACAAAAGCAATAACCAATCACCTGATCCTGCAGCAACTTCAGGAGATGGCAAACCCTGGGTATAACGCCCGCGTGCGTGACCGCGCGATGCGTGAGTTTAATACAACAAGCTGGTGGGAACCAGGAGAAGAAACGCCACGGAGAGCACCAGATTTAGGAAAGGCAGTGGGTAAATGAAATCAGTTGCTAGAATAATCGGTCTAATATTGAGTTTTATAATTGTAGGCGCTTGCGGTTACTATGTTATTGAAGACTCATTCAGAAATATTATATATGGAAGTGTGGTTACTACTATCTCTACCGTTTTAATACTAATCAACACAATGATAAGTATATATTTCCTGTGGAACTATAAAGTTGAAGTTAAATAGGCCGCTTTCGCGGCCTTAATTATCACTGACCGCCGGGGCGGGAGTCAGCAGAACGGCCGCCACAGCGTGAGCCATCAGCTGCAGTATCATCAGGATGTTGGCAGTTACCAGCGAAAGCTTGTGTAGCTGAACCCAGAGACAACAGAACAAACAGCACTGCGAATGCTTTTTTCATTTTCACTTACCATGTGTAGACCACTGAACGTGGCTTCATGAGTTTAGCGCTGCGCTTAGATTTCATCCATAAAAATCAAGTACAGTTAGTTACTCAGCACTAGCCTCATCTTTTCCCTTGGCTTTACCAATATAAAAACCACCAAGTCCACCAATGATAAGCGGGACAACATACTTCATTAGCTCAATAACTATATCTTTAGCATCATTTTTTATGGCAAAACCAATGAAGATCAAAACGAAAAGAAATGCCAAAAGAAATCCGCCAACGCGGATTAGAATATTGGTTGTTTCTCTACGTCCTAGAGATACCTGGACTTTTTCCTGGGCCTCAATAGATCTGAGGCCCATTCTTTCATTGGCCTCAATTTCCTTAGATTTTGTTTCTACTTCTGCTCGCCTGACCTCAATATCAAGTCTTTGATTCTCGATAAGTTGCTCTAGTACTTCAGCCTGATGCCTTTGCACTCCATTGTTATGGTCGGCCATTTACTTACTGAGCCTCATAATGTCTGGTTTTCATTCTGACTCTGAAGTAACCAAAACCTTTACCACCAATTTTTGGTGGTTCAAATTTTACAGACTCGATCTCGTTCCTGCTCTTGTTGGCTATGCTCAGGAAGGATGCGGCATCTGCAGTCACAACATTGTCTGTCATGATACCTTCCAGCATCATGGCTTTTCTGCCTGATTTTCTGATACGCATACTGCCTCCTACACTCAACAAAAGGTTGAATTACCTTTGGGCTAAATATACTCACAGGTATTGTTGGTTGCAAGATGAGCAAAGCAATAAAAACGCGATATCAATAGATATGAATAGGTTACGCATCATGCTTTTTAAGGCGCTTCCCTGCGCCAGCAGCCTCAGCAACCCTTGGCCTTAGCCATCACGTACTGAGCATGCGTCTCTATGTCGCGCAGTACGGCGCCGATACCAACAATGTAGCTGAGCATGGCCGTGACCTCTGCGGCGGCACCGGATACATCATGCCCGTCAGCATCGAGTTCGCGGAGCAGTTTCATCACCATTGAGCTTTTCGCCAGTTCACGCAGACCCATCAGGTGAATGGATGTGATCCTGATAGCGTCGGTTAAGAGGGAAGGTGTAGTGCTTCTGCTCGACCTGCAATGCATCCATGATCGCCGGCAACATGCTGCTGGTCATCTCCTGCGCCAGCATGCTTCCTGGCTATCAATCCCTATCTGAGTTGCTGCCGCAATTGCATGGCGCAGAAATCCAGGTGTGTTTGCAGCTCCCGCATCGACAACTGTGAGCTAGTCACATAGTTAACCAGTGCCACCAGTTCCGCCGCCGCACCGCTGACATCGTGGCCGTCTCGCTCCATCTCCCTGAGTAACTCCATCAGCTGTGATTTTACAACCAGGGATCTGACCCCTTCCGGGGTGTGGATACGATCCGCAAAACCTTCGTCGACAGGATACTGGTACCGCTCTGGCATTAGGATTACTCCGATAAATACTGTATATATATACATATATCAAAAGGTAACAGGGTTTTCCAGAAGGTTTTTATTTACCTTAATGGTAATGTTTTTGCTCGTTTTGATCTGTTTTATTCATATATGGTTTGATGGGTAATAGAATGCTTCTATGCACGCGCGCCAGCGCTGACCACTGGAGCAGACTATGACAGTTTCAACGCAGGTAAGCCGTAACGAGTACACCGGGAACGGCGCCACTACCCAATACGATTTCACGTTCCGCATTCTTGATAAAAGCCACCTGCTGGTGCAGACGCTGGATACCTCCGAAAACATCGTGACGCTGACGCTCGGTACCGACTACACGGTTACTGGCGTGAACCGTTACAACGGGGGTAAGGTGGTTCTGACATCAGCGCTGCCAGCTGGCTACAAAATCTCTATCGAGCGCAGCACGCCGGTTACGCAGGAAGCCAGCATCAGGAACCAGGGGGGCTTCTTTCCTGAGATCCACGAAGATGCTTTCGATAAGCTGACTATGCTGGTGCAGCAGGCGTATGGATGGTGGTCTGGTCTATCTCTCAGGAAGCCATCATGGCTCGCGAACTATTACGATGCACTCAACAACCGCATTCGTAACCTGCGTGATCCTTCACTGGCGCAGGATGCGGCGACGAAGAAGTATGTTGATGATGGTAATGCCGGTTCTAATTCATATGCCGATTCTTTATTCCGCAGAACGCTGAGAGTTCCAGAAGATTATATTGATATCATGCCATCTGTTAATGGACGGCGTGGTAAGTTGTTGGCATTTGACAGCCTTGGTCGTCCTATTTCCATACATTCAGAAACAGATGATGGAACGCAACTTGAGATCGATATGGCTGGCCCTGGCGGGCTAAAATATATAGGGCAATGCCCTGATATTAATACATTACGACAGATTGAATTTTCTGTTACCGGTCAGCAAATATTCCTTAAGGAACACACGGCAGGGCAAAGCGCTGGTGGCGGGATTTGGTATTGCCACTCCTTAACTTCTGATAGTTCATATGTCGATGATAATGGGTGCCAGATTATCAATAATTATGGACAGGTCATCCGCCGTAAGGATATTAAGGAATTAACCTCAAGTTACTTCGGATTACGAGCCGGAGATACAATCGACCCTGTCCTCACTAACATGTACAAGGCCTCGCGTACATTCAATATTTACGAAGCAAAAATTGAAAATCCGGGATTCGACAAGGGATACGTAGTTCAAGGGGGACTACGCTTTTATTGTGGAGATAAGCCTTTTTATATTCTGTCTTATTCTATTGAAACGTTGCGGGGGCCTAATCTGTACCATACCGGGAATAACATCGCTTTCACTTTTTCCAGGTTTAAAGAAGACGGTACTTCTCAGCAAGCCTGGTCCGGCGGCGGTATTCGCGGATTTAGATTTTGGGGGGCCTCATCTTATCTTGTTCAGGGAAACTCTGGAGCCGATGCAACTCCCGTGCGAGTGTCTGATATGTGGAATGGTGAAGCGTCGGACTTGTGGATTACTGGCTATACCGGGAATACTAATGGCGGATCCGTGTCCCTGTATAACGAGTTTGCGTGGACGGAAGGTGCCAGAGTTGAAAATGTCATGGTTCGCCAGTCGCTGCGTGGGATTACATTTTTGCGTAAGCATGGAACGACAGCCACAGATTCCTTTTTCAGACCGGTTATTGATATGTCATTTAATGCTGGTGTTTCCGGTCAATCAACTCAAGAAATGGTTGTTGGTGATGGAACATTAGAAGGACAGTGTGTCGTATACGGGCACGATATTAAACTTACCCAGTGGATGAGCGCCGGGGCATGGCATGATATTGTTCGCCTAGAAGACTACAGCATTATCTCTGAAACTGGTGTAATAAAAATAGTTGCTGATGGTTACGGAATTTCCAAAACAACCGTACCGGCGACCGAGGTTGTTCACTCAATTAATGTTCGTGGGCTTAATGCGCGTTTTAGAAGCCGGGTAGAAAACTGGTCAAATCAGGCCGGTGGTTGGGGTTTGGATTTCCTTAACCTCATATTCCAGTCCAGCATGTATACTAACGCAATGACTTTTTACGAGTCTGATTTTGATGCACTACCTACTATTAATCCGGTTGGTATGAAAGTGCGTTTTAACGGTACGTTTACCGTCGACGAGCGGCTGTCCGGTAAGGTTTATACCCTTAATGGGTTAATACCTGGGATGACCCTGAAAGTTAAACTTACATCAAGAAATGGTAATGACCTAAACGATGCCGTCGTACAGGAGTGGAAGGTATTTGTACGCAGCACTAATTTACCCTGCATTGTCGTACCCATGTCCGGAAGTGCAAACATTGCAACTACCGATGGGTTGGCACTCGTAACGACTGCGGGAGCCACTGCGACGTTCCTTAAAACAGTGACACCTACTCAAGCCAGAAATTTTATTGGTCAGAACTATGGCCTGACAGTTAAGAATGCGAATGATGACAATAGTCTCTCATATGCAGTTAACTCGGGGCGTAAGATTCGTTTTGTTCTTCCTGCAAACCCAACGGCAACTACAACCACCCCTTATTCTGTAGAGATAGAGGTACTTTAAATGGCAAATGTCGATCCTGAAAAAATCACCCCAGTATTTGCGTTAAAAATTGTAAGCATAGGTGAAGTAGCTAATGGCCAGTGTACGTTAACGCTGGAGAGTGGTCAGGATTTATCTGATCCGGTGGTTGTGACAGAAGAGTATTTACAAAAATACGACCCTCAACCTGGTGGTTATTACATCATGTGCGAAGGAGGTATAGGTCTTTATTCTATATAGATTTGTATTGTTACCATTTATCCATAAACGGTTTATTGTGTATGATGATCTTACCAAACTAAGGAGGTTCATCATGCATAGTAAACGGTGGTCATCATGTCCGCATCGCTAACCGCTGATACAATAAATCAGGGGCTTAGCTACGGTGCGCTGGCGGCAGTTATCGCCGGCGTACCTCCTGAAGTGGCGTTGGGATCGCTGGCCGGTGCGGTAATTTTTGTTACCTCTGCAGTTGAGTATCCAGTCAAGCGCCGTGTTCTCCTGGCGCTACTCAGCTTTCTCTGCGGCCTTCTCTTCTACAAACCAACAGCATCAATCCTTATCGGCGTTGCCAGCATGATCCCCACCATCACACAGGACTCGTTCGAGAGGGGTATTGTCTACTCCGCCGGCGCGTTCGTTGCGGCAATTGTCGCGGTGCGGGTCGGGATATGGCTGTATCACCGCTCTGACAATCCGCGCGATTTAATCCCGGGAGGAAAAGACGATGACAGGCCATGATCTGCTGCTGATCGCTAATGCCCTCATCTGCGGCGGGATAGCGCTGCGGGGGATGTTCTTCCAGCGCAACGGATCGCGCCACCGCCGCTGGGGCGGGTGGATCGCCTATTTCCTCATCGTGGCTGCGGCCAGTATCCCGCTGCGTACCGCGTACTCATACCTGTACCACTTCCCTATGACCGCAGATCTTTCAGAGGTCGTTATCAATGCTGTGATGTTCGCCGCGGTGCTGAAGACGCGCGGCAACGTCGTGCAAATCTTCAAGATATCGAGGTCGCAACATGGACATTAACGAGTTTAAGAAAGCTGCCGGCATTAGCCTGGCGCTGGCCACACGCTGGCATCCGCACATTGTGGCTGCCATGAAAGAGTTTGGCATTGTCAAGCCGTTGGATCAGGCGATGTTTATTGCCCAGGCCGGGCATGAAAGCACTGGCTTTACCCAGCTCGTTGAGAGCTTCAATTACAGCGTGGCGGGGCTGGCTGGTTTCGTCCGCGCCGGGCGGCTGACGCAGGGTCAGGCTAATTCTCTCGGCCGCCGTCAGGGTGAGCCCTCTTTGCCACTGGAGAGGCAAAGAGCGATTGCCAACCTGGTGTACAGCAAACGCATGGGGAATAACGGGCCGACCGACGGCTGGTTTTACCGCGGGCGCGGTCTCATCCAGACCACCGGACTAAACAACTACCGCGATTGCGGGGCTGCCCTGAAGGTGGATCTGGTTAAGCAGCCGGAGCTGCTGGCGCAGGACGAGTATGCAGCGCGGAGCGCGGCCTGGTACTTCGTTAAATATGGATGCATGAAGTACACCGACGACCTGATGCGCGTCACGCAGATCATTAACGGCGGGCAGAATGGCATCGACGATCGCCGTGTGCGTTACCTGTCGGCCAAGAAGGTGCTGGCATCATGATCACGGCATTCGTGAAAGCATACTGGAAACAATTGCTTATCGTGTCGATGCTTGCTGCTCTGGTGGCCGGCGGCATTGTAGCCTGGAATATTCACGGTGAAAGACAGTACGACGCCGGGTATGCGCAGGCGAAGGCAGACCGCAAAGCAGAAGATGATAAAGCACGTCAACATGACGAACAGGAGAAAGCAACCAATGAACGAGAGGCGCAGCAGAGGATCGACCAGGCGCGCAATGATGCTCTTGATGCTGCCGCTCGCGCTGGCCGGCTGCAGCAGCAGCTCGTTGCCATCCGTGAGCAGCTCAGGCAGTATAACGCCACTGTCGGCGCTGGGTCGTCAGCCGCAGACACCGGAGTTTTGCTTGCCGACGTGCTCGAAAAATCTCTCGAACGAAACCGGCAACTGGCAGAATACGCTGACCGGGCAGTTGAAGCCGGAAGGGTCTGCGAAAGACAGTACGATGAACTAACCAGGTAGCATGGTATTTTTCATGGTACTGTTTCCCGGTGACGGTATATAAAACGGTATGCAGAATTTATCGTTTCATAAACTTGTTTTCAGTCAATTGGTTACGAGTGCTGTAAATAATTGAGTGGGAATAATCCCCGGCGTTAGCTGAATGAAACGAAACCCTCTGTGTTTACAGAGGGTTTTTTTATAGCTGCTACATTAAGGTCTCCCACCTGACGGCAAGCGCTAATCGCGCATATATTGATGCATCTGGGCCGCCGACATGTCCCACTGGCTTCCTTCAAACGGGGGCATATAGCTGCCATCATCTTCGCCAATCTCAGCGGCAGTGAGCTGATTGAGTTTATCGTTCATAGTCATTAACAGATCCCGGTATTTCTCTGGCTCCCGGGCGAGGTTATGATTTTCTTCGGGGTCGTTAACCAGATCGAAAAGTTCAACATCATTATTCTCCAGCAGCTCGGCCAGGGTAGCAGGAATATGATGCTGCTTGAGCGAAAAGTAGCGGGCAAATTTATAGTGTCCATCGTTGATCATACGGATCCCTGAGCGATGGGAAAAATCAGGATGGAGTGACGCGATCGCTTTTTTAAATTGATCGTGCGGGAGTTTTTCTCCAGCCAGCTTTCTGAATTTTGCCGTGTATTGCGCATCCATATACAGGATCATGCCGTAACAATAAAGCGAACCCGGACGCAGCGCATTTAAGCCCGCTTGCTCAGGATGCGCCAGTAATGGGCTCATATCCCGGCCTTTTCTGCCCTCCAGGACTTTCTCTCGCAGCGAGCGATCGCGTCCAGTCAGACCAATCAGGGTCGGTACTAAATCCAGATGATTGGTCAAACTGTTGCAGCGGATATTTCCCGGATACGCCGGATGGCGAATGATCATCGGCACATGGATCTGCTCTTTGTACACCGAGGAACCTTTACCATGCATCTGGTGGGAGCCACCGAGTTCCCCATGGTCGGCGGTAAAGACGATAATCGTATTTTGCGTCAGCTGCAGGTTATCCAGCTCATTGAGAATCGCCTCAAGATGCAGGTCATTGTCGCGAATACAGTTGAAATAATAATCCAGTAATTTGCGCCAGCGCCGGTCTTCATCGGGGAACTGTCCCTCCATCACCGCCCTGGCATTCTGGTACTCTTTATGGGCGGCAGGTCTGCCAGGCTCATCGAGCGACTGATGGCGGTTTGCAGGCAGCGGATAGTCTGGCCAGCTTTGCTGATAGATTTGGTTGTGCGGGGGTTGGGTTGGCAGCAGGGTGTGGTTTTCTTTATCCATTGGCCCTTTCCACTGCACCTGCTCACCATGCTCATCGGTGTCGATAAACATGACATCGTGGGGGTTAACCAGGTTTACTGCCGCGAACCAGGGCTTATTTTCATCATTCAGCGGGCGGCCGGTGTTACGTAGCCAACTAATGGTCTGCCCCGTGGTGACTGAATCAAAGAAATAGCCGCCCTTACTTTTCCCGATGACATCGCCAATGCCGTGATAATCAGAGAAACCATACTTTTCCATAATTTCATGCAGTCGCGGCGTCGGGATCTCGCCCAGGTCCATTTCTTCTACCGATTTACCAGCGACCGGCTGATCGATCTCCCGGGTAAGATGCCATTTACCTTTATACGCCGTGTAATAACCCAGTTCACTCATCATATGGCCCACGGTACGTAATTCCGGGTCCAGATCGTAATTCATCCAGGGGAAGCCAAGATTATCAAACATCCGGGTCTGCGGCATATGGAGCCCGGTGTACATGACAGAGCGCGATGGCGTACAAACGTTGGCCGTGTTCTGATGATTGGTAAAAGTGATACCCGTTTTCATCAGGCGTTCCCGGCCCGGCACCGGAAAGGGATACCGCTCGAAATAACGTTCCTGATCGCAGGTTATTAGTAAAATATTGTAGCCTTCGGGCAGTGTGTCAGGGATTTCGCCGGTGAAAGGAATATCCCATGCCGCTTTCGGGGCGGCATTATTTTGCGCGGCGTTTCCCGTCTCTGGTAACAGGCTCACGACTGCGGCAATCCCCAGACCTTTGAGGAGATGGCGGCGATTTCCATCTATTTTATTTGGTTCTTTCATCTTCAGACTCCGTTAATTGTAATATATTTTGCCGAATCTCCGGGATAAGACTCATAATGAGCGCGGGCGGCTGGCAATTTAATAAAAGCCTTCTCATGACGTTCATATAGGGCGTGATATGGCCGAAAAAGGTTAAATAGCCGCTGCACAGGTAATTCTGTGCTTCGTCGTCATGGATGGTAAAACGGTGTTTAGGGCATCCCCCATGGCAGGCAAAGCGCCAGTGGCAGCCCTGACAGCGGGCAGAGAGTTGGCCCTTTTGCTTCCCGAACTGTTGCTGAAATGGCGAGCTCGCCATCGCTGCCATAGCATCTTGCTTCAGATTACCCAGCTTATATTCCGCTGAGACAAAGTGATCGCAGCTGTAGACATCGCCGTTTTGCTCCACCAGTAAACTCTGCCCACAGACAGGCTGCATGGTGCAGAGCGTGGCGGGCTGGCCGGCCCATACGCCGAGCAGATTATCAAAGTACTGGATAAACACCCTGCCAACATCGTTTTCCAGCCAGTCGTCGAAAACACTGCACAAAAATTTGCCCCAGCCCTCAGGGGTAACTGACCAGGGAGCAGGGGAGTCAACGAGAGGAATAAACTGGAGATGGTGAAGGTTTAGCTCGCGGCTCAGGCAGCGATAGAGACTTTTCCCCTGGCTTGCAGACTGGCGGCTGACCACCACCATGGCATTCACCGGAACGTCATGCTGCTGCAGGCAGCGTATGGCCTGCACAACTTTTTCCCAGGTGGGTTTTCCGCAGCCCGTCGTACGCCAGGTGTCGTGGAGTGACGCAGGACCATCAATGGATAATCCGACCAGAAATCCATGACGACGCAAAAAACGAGCCCATTTATCGTTCAGCAAGATGCCGTTGGTTTGCAGGCTGTTGGCGATCATTTTGTTACCACGGTAACGCTGCTGGAGCTCGACCACCTTTGCAAAAAAATCCAGCCCGCATAAGGTAGGCTCACCGCCCTGCCAGCAAAACTCGACGTTTTGCGAGGGGGTCGATGAAATGGTGTTGTGAATGTATGCTTCCAGCGTGAGGTCGTCCATGGTGGCATACCCTGGACGCGGAACCTCGTTTTCCAGATAGAAACAATACCGACAGGCCAGATTGCATCGATTGCCGCCGGGTTTTGCTACGGTATTAAAATTAGCGCTCATTCTTTGCTATGCTCGAACGGTTTCGATGAGGAAGAGAGTAAGGCTAATTGTGTTACCGGAGGTGTGGCTAATGTTACCGATGGCGACTGGCCTTATTTTGTGGATCATTATGCAAGCGAAAAATACAGGCGGTATCGTTATTTTTCGCAGGTGACAGCATGCCCTGCTATTCTCTTAAAAATTTCATCATTGATTTGGTGAATGTATTTTCATTAAAAATTTATAATATGAATAATGCCTGCCATATGGCTATAAGGGCAGGCGTAAATTATCAAGGGCGTAGTGATCCACGTTTACTCTTCAGCAAGGTTGTTTTTGGCTATCGGTTGGTCAACGGCCGCTGCCGGATATTCTACATTACGTTCATCCTGCGCCTTACCCGCCTCGCGCACCATCGCCAGCGCCAGTCCGGCAACGATCAACGTTAACCCGGTGGACACCCACATTCCGCCGATAATGCCCAGCCGGTGGTTCAGCCATGCGTAGGCAAAGGGTGAAACAGCTGCCATCAGTTGCCCGGGGATCAGCAGGAGACCCGTGCGGCTGGCGTAGCTTTCTGCGCTAAACAGCGCCAGCGGCAGCGTCGCTTTGACAATCGTCACCAGCCCGTTAATCGCGCCATAGCCCAGCACAAATCCGGCTGCGCATCCGGCAAAGGTCGTGCTGCTCAATCCAAGGAGAAAACAGAGCGGCATGGCGAGCGCAGTAAAACGCGTTAGCGTAAGTGAGGTGACCCGGGGACCGGCCAGCACTTCCCCCAGCCGGGCGCCGGTCTGGCCGAATCCCCACAGCATACCGACGGCAACCGGCAGACCAAAGTGGCTGATAAACTCCGGCAGATGGGTAGAGGTACCGTTAGAGATGAAGGTGATCAGCGCAATAAAGATCGCGTAACGCGCCCCGTTACGCCGGTCGCCCTCTGCTGTCGCTGGCGAGGCTGGTGATTTCGCCGCTGAACTGAGCCGCTGGCGAGGCAGTTGATAACTCAGCCATGCGCTCAGCAGGCCAAACAGCGCATAGATCCGCAGGGCATTCTGCCAGGGCATGATGGTTAATAACGCCTCGCCCAGCGGCCAGAAGAGGGCAGAGGCCAGACCGCCAGCGAGAGTGATATGAGAGATAGTTTTCCGCGCCTGCTGACCGTACAGATTCACCACTGCGGCGAACAGCGCATCATACAGTGAGAGCCGCATGCCGATGCCGGTCAGCAGCCAGGCGCCGTACCAGCCGGCCAGCGAAGGGCGCCAGGCCATCATGGCGCAGCTGGCGGCTATCAGTAAGGTACCGCTGGTGACCACCAATCTTCCGCCAAAGCGAGCCAGCAGCCTGGCAACGAACGGGGAGACAGCGGCCATCATCAGCATCGCAAGCGTCAGGCCGAGATAGATCTGCGGCAAGGACCATCCTTTGTCGGCGGCGATAGCCCCGGCAAAGGTGCCGGGCATATAAAAAGAGATCCCCCAGTTGATGAGTTGCTGACCGCCCGCGGTGAAGGCAAGGCGTCGGGGAATAGCGTTTATTTCCATGGTTTTTCATTCCGTTAAGACAGTTGTCCTGAGCATACCCGGCAGGCTATTGTTCTGGCAGAGCGGCCACCTTATGCGCGGTATAAGAGAAACTTTTATGACAACACTGAACCTGGGAAATCTGGCGACCTTCCGGCTGGTCGTACAGCGCGGCAGCTTTTCTGCCGCCGCCGACGCGCTGGGGATCTCCCAACCTGCCGTCAGCCTGCAGGTACGTCAGCTGGAGCAGTTTTTACAGACCAGGCTGCTGGAGCGAACCGGACGTGGGATCAAGGCGACGGCGGCAGGAATGGCATTGCTGGCCCACAGCGAGCAGATCGATCGGGCGGTGAATAGCGCGGTGCAGTCGGTCAGCGCATTCAGTCAGGAGGTTAATGGATCGTTGACGCTGGGGACCGGCGCGACGGCCTGCATTCATCTTCTTCCACCGCTGCTGCAGCATCTTCCTCAGCCACCCCCCCCCCCCGCGCGGGGGGGGGGGGGG